AATCTAATTTGCTAATTTATGCTAATTTAAAAGGAGGAATAAATTATGTTTTCTAGAATTTTTCTTATTATGTGTTTTATTATGGGGTTCATGGTTTCTGGCTGTGAACTGAGTTGTTGTGATGATAGTTGTGACGGAGATACCGTTGCAGCTACAGAAACAGCCGAAGAGGTTGCTACAGAAGAGGCTACAGAAGAAGCAGCAGAGGAATCTGTTGAGGAAGCTGTAGAGGCCATTGAGGAGACTTTGGAAGGAGAGGCAGAGCCACCCGAAGAAGCTACCGAAGAGGAAGCTACTGAAGAAACCGAAACCACCGAGGAAGAAGTTACCGAAGAGGAAGCTGTTGAGGAAGAAGTAACAGAAGAAGAAACTGCTACGGACGAGGAAGCGGCTGAAGAGAACGCAGATACCCCCTAGGGCCTGGTGTTTTAAACTCTTCTACACTCTTTTTTAGACCCACCAAATACTTCATGTATATATCTATCATATGTTTCATATGATGGCGATCTATAGTTTTATACATAAAATTCATTAAGTTATCGTATCGGGGGGATATTGATACATGCGAGAATTCGCGAAACACGGAATGAATCATTCCTATTAATTCACCTTTGTGATTGAAGATGGGAGATCCAGAACTTCCACCGACTGCCGGCAATGAGTATAAAGACGACAGTTCTCTAGCGCCATTGTAAAAGCCTTCTTGAATAATAATATTATCTCGTGAGAAGATGCCCAACGGCGCTGCTAGGTTATAAACCCTGTCTCCCGGTTCAGGACGTTTCGCAGAGATGCTAACGGCCTTTTGATATAAGTCGGGTGCCCACAATATACATATATCACTGTCAATATTGAAATCAATGACGTCAATGGAATATTCTCTTTCATTTATATCGAGAACATTAAATACGAGGTCATATTCATCACCGAATGTTTTGTTGATGTATTTTTTTGCACATACGTGGCCCGCAGTGAGCACGTAAGCGCCTCCCGGGACGTTTCTAATAACTACCCCTGATGCAACTGATTGGAACCGTGCAGGCCCCTTACAGTCGTCCCCAGAGCATACCTTTTTAACAGTCAATGTTTTTTCAATTTTTACGAAAGAAGATCTTGGAAGAATGTGTTTAACCGTGTTAGTTGGCATGCTCTCTTTAACACACGATATATTCGCGAATATTAAGAAAATTGTTAATATGATCCTAGTCATTACAATAGTAAGTAGCTAATTATAAAACAAAAAAGGAGATTAAGTACCTTGAAAAACCACCTTATTATATTTTTCGCTTTATTTTTAATAACTTTGCCGGCTTGTTTTAAAAAGGAAATGAAAAAAGATAGCCCAATTGAAGCCCAAATTGTTAAAAATGAAAAAAAGCCAAGTGTAACAATTCGACGCGCTTTCAGCGATGACACTGTACCATGTTATGGTTGGGAATTAGAACAAGAAAATATAACAAATGCTGATTAGCTTTCTATTTATATTAGAACGATTTTTCTTTTATACAACAGTTGCGGATAAATGGCTAAAAAAACCTACCTTTTAGATACTAGTGTTTGTTTAACTGATGCCGATGCAATATTTGCTTACGGCAACAACGATATTTTAATTCCTTTAAAAGTATTAGAAGAAATAGACAATCACAAAAAACGACCCAATGGCGTTGGCTCAAATGCTAGAAAAATTATTAGATCCCTGGACAATCTCCGAGAACGTGGAGATCTCAACAAAGGCGTAAGACTAGGCAAAGGAAAAGGCATATTATGCGTTAAAAACTTTGACCCCAGTGACTTACCAACATCGTTTGATTCAAAAATCCCAGATAATCAGATCATTGGAACTGGATTAACAGAATTACGTGAAAATCCTAAGAAAAAATTAATTGTTGTCTCACGAGATATTAACATGCGTGTTAAGTGTGACGCAATTGGTATTAAATCAGAGGACTTCATTACTGGTCAAGTTGTAAAAAGTGCTAGTTCTTTGTATGCTGGTTTCGTATCGCATTTAGTGGATGACCAATTAATCGATAGATTCTATAGTGGAGAATCAATATACCTGGAAGAAGAAAAGGTTAAATTTCAACCACAGCAGTTCATTATGCTGGTTTCTAGTTCAAATGAAAGGAAAACAGCTTTGGCTCGGTTTATATCATATTCTCAATCACTCAAGAGGGTTAATGAATTCAAACAAGGTATCTGGGGTGTCATTCCTAGGAATAAAGAACAAGCATATGCTCTGAATTTATTATTAGATCCTGAAGTTCAAGTTGTATCGTTGGTTGGTAGAGCAGGCTCTGGAAAGACTTTGTGTGCTATAGCTGCTGGGTTACAGCAAACTTTAAATTCCGGACAGAGCTATGACCGTTTAATTGTTTCCAGGCCAATTCAACCTCTAGGAAAAGACATTGGATATCTCCCCGGTACACTAGAAGAAAAAATGACCCCCTGGCTTGCACCTATTCAAGATAACTTAAGATTTTTAATGGGAAATGACAAAACAACACTTGACTTAAATCTGAAACATGGTATCATAGAAATAGAAGCATTAACATATATCCGTGGAAGATCTATAGCAAATGCTTTTATTATTATCGATGAAGCTCAGAATCTGAGTTCTCATGAACTTAAAACCATTGTTACGAGAGTTGGAGAAAATACAAAAATCGTGTTAACCGGAGATATTGAACAGATTGACAATGTGTATGTGGATGAGACATCCAGTGGGTTAACCTATGCAGTGGAAAAATTTAAAGCTCATGAAATCGCAGGACATATTACTCTCCAGAAAGGTGAGAGAAGCAAAGTAGCCACGTTAGCAGCAAAAATACTTTAGATCTAGACTTGACTTTTTCGTCAAAATATGATACAATCAAAACATGAATTCATACATTAAAAATTCACTTAGTAAATTCAAACAATATAGCTTATATAATAGTATTAATATATTAATTAAAGATTCTTTACCAGATTATATAGACATTAATCAAATAATAAAGAAAATAGAATATATTATACCTAATCACTTAGTATATAACTTAGATTCAATCTATATAGGTAATTTTGAACATCTTAATGATAGAGAGGTTGGTTCTATATATGAAGACGGTACAATATATATTACTAATGCATTAATTGATGATGATCAACTAATAGAACATATAGTACATGAAATAGCCCACCTAGTAGAAGAGACTTCACCGGACGTATTATATGCAGACGGTAAACTAGAAATTGAGTTCTTAGGTAAAAGAGCAAGACTAGAAAAGTTAATTAAACACAACGGATATGAATTTAATCATATTAATTTTTTAAACCCCGATTATACTAAAGAAATGGATGCATTCCTCTATAGAGAACTGGGTTATGAGAAATTAGCTAATTTTACAAATGGTTTATTCATCACCCCTTATGCTGTAACTTCTTTAAGAGAATATTTTGCTACAGCCCTCGAGGATTATTATCTAAACAATAGATCCCAAAGAATTAAAGATATTAGCCCCGAAGCATATAAAAAGCTTGATTATATCAACGATATGGTGTAAACTATATTCATGAGTAAAACAAAACAACACGTATCCTTTTCAGAATTAAAGCAATGGAATGATTGTCCCTTTAAACACAAATTAATGTATCTAGATGGTCTTAAGCTGTTTAAGGGTAATGAATTCACTGCTTTCGGTAAAGCAATTCACGACACATGTGAGAAATCCTTACATGAGCCAGAAAAAGAGGCAGAATTTCGGTTATTCTTTAAAATCAACTTCTTATCAGAATTAAAAGCTTTAAAAGACGATGGTATAGAACTGAATAAAAATTTAGTAGAAGCCATGAAAGCACAAGGTACAGAACTCTCTGTGTTGCCTTTACCAGCTTTAAAAGAACATTTCGGAGAATATGAAGTAATATCAACCGAAGAGATGTTATACGAAGATATTGAGGGTCATGACTACAAATTTAAAGGCTATATCGATGCCGTTATCAAGACTTCAGATGGTAAATATCATGTTATTGATTGGAAAACTTGTTCTTGGGGCTGGGATATGCGTAAAAAGAATGATAAGATGATTACTTACCAGCTTACATATTATAAGCATTTCTTTGCTAAGAAACATGGCATTGATCTTGAAAATATTGAGACGTACTTCGCTTTACTTAAGCGT